CCACTAGTATACGATCCAGATACGTTCGTACCTAGAAAAGGTCTATTAACTAGATACGCGAAGAAAATGGTTAGACCAGAATTCTACGGTATTATCGAAGTTGCTGGATTGAATACACTATAATTAGTATTTAACTAGATATTTCAAAAATTAGCCCAGTCATTGACTGGGCTTTTTTTTTATATTTATAATAATAAAATCATTTTTAATATTTATAACAAAATAATTTAGTATGAATGTACCAATTTGGCCAGGTTCAAGTTCATTTGCTTCAGGTTCTGGAGATACACCATTTGGATTTTATGATGCTCAAACAGATTTTCAAACAGACGCTGATAAAGTTGCTGTTTTTTGTGCTAATAGATTAGGTTATCCTTTAGTTGATGTTGAACTACAATCAGGATCTTTTTATACTGCTTTTGAGGAAGCTATTACAATATATGGTAATGAATTATATGCTTATAAAGTAAGGGATAATCAATTATCATTAGAAGGTTTACCAACTAGTTCCGTTTTAACACAATCATTAATAACACCTAGTTTTGAACCAATAGTAAGACTAACAGAAATGTATGGTGCGGAAGCTGGATCAGGAGGAAATATTCCTTGGTATTCAGGTTCATTTGTATTAACTTCTAGTGTACAAGATTATTCATTTCAAACTTTTATGACTCAAAGTAATATTACTGGATCAGCAGGTGAGTTTGGAATAGAAGTAAAAAGAGTTTATTACCAACCAGCCCCAGCAATTGTAAGATATTATGACCCTTATTCTGGTACTGGTTTTGGTTATCAAAATTTATTTGATTCATTTGGTTTTGGTGGTATGAGTCCTGCTATTAATTTCTTGATGATGCCTTTAAATTATGATCTTCAAACAATTCAAGCAATTGAATTAAATGATATGGTTAGAAGATCTAATTATTCATTCGAAATACATAAAGATAAATTAAGAGTATTTCCAATACCTAATTTTTCTGATAGCGCTTGTGCAGGTGAAGGTTTACATAGAATTTGGTTTGATTATATTATAAGATCTGAACGAATTGAAAGTTCTGTTAAAAACACACCTAGTCGTGTTACTAATGTTTCAAATGCACCTTATGCAAATCCAAATTATAATTATATTAACTCAATAGGTAGACAGTGGATATTTGAATATACATTAGCACTAGCTAAAGAAATGTTAGGATATGTAAGAGGTAAATATGCAAGTATACCAATACCAAATGCTGAAGTAAATTTAAATCAAGGTGATTTAATTTCAGCTGCAACAGCAGAAAAAACTGCTTTAATTGAAAGATTAAGAAATTACTTTGATGAAACATCAAGACAGGCTTTGTTAAATCGTAGGGCATCTGAAGCGGAAGCAAAAATGACTGAATTACAACAGGTTCCTTACACAATATATATAGCATAACATGGCAATGTTTACTACACAAAGGGACATGTCTCTGGTAAGGAAACTTAACAGAGAATTGATGGGTAATATCATTACACAACAATGTTCTGTTTATCAATTTAAATTAGAAGAAACAAAAGTTAATTTATATGGTGAAGCAGATGCAGAAAAATTTTATGATGGTCCCTTTATTTTTAATGTTCTTATAAATAGAACAAATGAAGAATATGCTGAAAATATTGAAGGTATTCAATTTGGTCAACCTATAGAATTTTATTTCTTTAGAGATGATTTAAAAGATGCTGATATTTTAATTAGAGTTGGTGATATTATTTTATATCAAGAAAGATATTATGGTGTTCAAAGTACTGTAGCAAACCAATATTGGGGAGGTAAAAATCCATCTTATCCTAATAATATTAATCCATTAAATCCAGGATTAGAAAATTATGGTAATAACCTTTCTGTATTAGTTTCTACCTATTATATACCAGCTGATAAAGTTGCTATATCACCTTATAAAGAAAGATTTTAATGGCTAAACCAAGAAAACCAATACCAAAAACACAAAGAGAAATTAGCCTTTCTAAACAAAGAACCTTTAAGGGAATTGAAGGAAGAGGTGAAAGGGAAAATCCTAATAACGCAAGTGATCAATTTAATGCTAATGTACAAGAAACTGGTATAATACATAATAGATCAGAACAATTAAGTTTTAAAGATGATGCTACTAAACAATACTCAGTTGGTATTCAGGATATTGATGAAGCAGTTTTTTATTATTTTCAAAATGTAATAAAACCTTTTGTAATACAAAATGGAGTAAGAAGAGAAGTACCAGTAATTTATGGTGCACCTGAAAGATGGAAATCATTTCA